CGGGCTTTTGCCCGAGCGGAACGAAGGGAACCCCGCCTCTGCAAGCTGTGGAGGTGGTCTACTGACGAACCTCATCGCCTAATGAACCCCCGGCGTATCCTCTCCAGACACTTAGATGTGTCGGTAAGGGCAAAGGTAGGTTTGGTAACCTACCCTGACGCCTATAGGCTAATCCTGGTGAAGCCAGGTAGGTGGGAGACTATGAGCCTCGGTCCACTGGACCCACCTAACCATCGACCGGCGCAAAATAATACATTTTCATGCATTTCTTTCACACCGGTAAACGGCAAGTTAGCACCAAACGGTGGCTGCGGTTCGTCGAACTGCAATCCTACTGTCGGGTGCCAGTGTGGGCCACTGGACTAAGGTCACAGTGGAAGGAGTGCTTCCTGCCTCTTGCAACAAACATTGGGCGGCTCTGGAAGAATTCTGGCCGGGATTTCCTGGTCAAATATCTAAAAGAGTCTACCAAGATTTGTGTGCATTGGGTCTCTCGAACGCCCTACACCATCCAACCGGACGGTGTTCGGGTTAAGAGAGCTCGATCTGGGCTTCCCTCGATACTACCGGGGAGACTTCGGTATCTCATTTCAACGAGCCGTTGGAATGGGTCCACCAAAGGTCTCCTTGCGTTCCGTGTCGCGCTAACCATTCTCTCTATTTACAGAGTGATTGGCTGTAGACCTGTTCTGAAACTTTTCAGTATTACTGATGGGTTCACAGGACAGACTACCACACTTCCCACCGTGGAGGTGCGTCATGCGATTACCTGTTTGGGCGTTTCGTTAAAAGGTCTTGAGAGAGCAACCCCTAACCTCTTCAGTGAGGCTGCGGGGCCCAATTACCCTAGAGCAACATGGTCGAGCGGTTTAGACGCGCTAGCCTTTTGGTGTTCACCATTGCAATGGTGGCACTTCTCGGTAATAGCGGTCCGAAGCCGATCTTACACGTTACTCGCATGGTTGCTTGGTATCATGCTTCTCAGTGTACCCGTGCTACCTTTGCTAGCTGTTGGAGGTTGGATGCCGACCAAACTTGGGCGACTATCTAAGCTCTACGAGGCCGCTGGAAAGGTCAGAGTTATAGCCATCACCGACTGGTGGACGCAGTGTTTACTGCTTCCGCTTCATCGGTGTGTGTTTACGGAACTTCGTTCTATTTACACAGACTGTACCTTTGATCAGACCGGAGGTCTTAATAGAGTTCGAGACATCGCTCGGGGGCGGCCGGCATTCTCCTTTGATCTAACGAGCGCGACGGATAGAATACCCATCGCACTCCAAGAACAAATCCTTTCAGTCTTAGGACTGTCATGGGCAGCGTCTTGGCGGTCTCTGCTTTCGGGCAGAGACTGGTGGCTGGGCACTGAACCTCTTCGATATGCCGTAGGGCAACCTATGGGCGCATATTCCTCGTGGGCAATGCTTGCGCTAACACATCACGTGATAGTACAAGTTGCGGCCTATCGTGTCGGCTGGAAGTACTTCTTCCCCTACTACGCTGTGCTTGGAGACGACGTCGTCATCTTCGACCAGAAAGTAGCTGAAGCGTACCGAGAGCTGATGGCAGCTCTGGGTGTCCCTATCAACATGAGCAAGTCGCTCGTGTCTGAGAAAGGATGGCTGGAGTTCGCTAAACGATGGTTTGGTCCCGACTTGGGTGACGTAAGTCCCCTAGGTCCTGGACTGATCCTTGTTACGGTAAGGAATCTGCGGTACATACCGCTAGTCGTCAGTGAACTGTCCACAAA